GCAATAACCTCTGGATTACCTCTACCAGCTCCAGTGTTATCTCCAACAAGTGCCAAAGTTGGTGCGGAGACGATTCCTCCTTTAGCAAAGGAAGTAAAATTCATCATTCCTTTTACAGCGTTTACTGCCGACATACCTTTGTCAACAGAACCTCCAGCGGCTGCTGCTGGGAATAATGCCTGTAATAATGCAGCTGCGGCTGCGGTAGCTAATAATCTAATTGCGAGAGCTTTTAATGCACTAATAATAGGTTGAAATCCGTTACCACCTTCAGCAATAGCATGAAAAGACTGCTCTAATACTCCAGCAACAGATTGACCTAAATTATTGTATAATTCAGTTTGTTCCAATAGAATTTCTCTTCTGTTCTCCATTAACTTAAACAATTCCGCATTGTTTTTTAATTGATTTAACAAAGATTCTCCAGTTACTCCAGAATCTAACATTGCAGCTCCTCTATTAGCTTGAAAATCTGGAAAATCAATTTTTGGTTGCGTAGTGGCTGATGTTGAAGCAGTTCCACCTCCACCAGAGGATGGAGTTCCAAGACCACCAAAAACATTTTGAAAAATATCAGAATTTTGAATTTTTTTACCTATTCTTTTAACAGCATCCATGACTCTGCCTTGCTTATATCCCTCTAAACCTTCTTTAGCTCCATCTAAATAATTTTCAGCCATTCTTTTCCCAGCATCTAAAGATATTTGGTCTTGTTCGGCAAACATATCGTCAATAATGCCACTAAAGTCACCTCCGAAACCATCTTCTAAAAATTCTTGGACTAATTTTCCAGCTGTTTTTAAAGGTGTAAATAAATATTTTTTAAAAAATTCTTCAACTCTAATTAAGCTATTTAAAACAAAAGTTTTAACATTAATTTTAAAATAAAGGAAAGCGTTTGCAATGTCATCAAAAAATACAAGTAAACCCCCAAGAGCTACAACAACTAATCCAATTGGACTAATTAACAATCCTAATCCACTTATAAGACCACCAAGAGCAATCATTAAAGGAGGTAAAATAGCAACAATACCAGCCATCATAACACTAAATTTTTTAACTTCTGGTGATAAACTGTTAAACTTTGTGGTCATATCTTTTACAAAAAGACCAATATCTTTGAACACTGGGAGCAAAGTTTGAAGTAATACAGCACCCACCTCTGTAAATAAAATTCCTAATTCATTAAGTGCTTTGTTTAATTGAAAAGATGAGCTTTTTGTAAGCTCTTTATATGCATCAGATGTGATTCCAGTTGCATTTGCCATCCTTTCCATTATTTGTCTTGTAGCATCAGCACTTGCACCAGTTAAATCTAAAATACCTTTTAAGGCTCTGACGTTTCCAAAGACCCTCTCAAAAGCTCCAGAGTTCTCCTCAGATTTTTGTCTTAATAATTCAAAAACACTTAATAAACCCTCTTCTTTAATTTGCTTTCTAAGACCCTCTTGTGACAGACTTAGCTCATCCATTGCCTTTTTGGCATCCTCAGATGGTTTCATAATTGCCATAAGTATGGCATTTAACTGAGTTGCTGCTTGAGCTGCTGGAGTTCCTGTTCTAGACATAGCTGCAAAAGCTCCTCCAACTTCATGAAATTTGACCCCCATATTAGAGGCAATCGGTAGGACCGCACCCATAACTGAGGAAAGTTCGTCAGCTTGGAGTTTACCTTCTCTTACTGCTGAAACGAGAACATCAGTCGCATCAGAGGCTCCTAAAGTGTCGGACCCATAAGCGTTCATGGCTGAGGTTGCTAAATCAGCAACTGTTTTTGTTTCTCCTAATCCTAGAGCTGAAGCCTTTAAGGATTGTTCTAAGACATCCATAGCCTCAGAACCTCTAAGACCAGCTGATGTAACAAAAAACAAAGCCTCAGCCGCCTCAGCGGCATTTACGCCAGTTGTTGACGCTAATTGTTTAACTTTTTGACCCATTGAATCAACCTCAGAACCAGCAACTCCAACAAGAGTTTTAATTTGAGTCATTGACTTGTCAAACTTAGATGCCATTCTAATTGCTTGACCTCCAGCCAAGACCATTGGAGCTGTTATTCTAAGTGACAACGATTTTCCTACTGATGAGATTTTTGAGCCAAAAGCTCTAAGCCTTCCAGAAGCTGTATTTAAACCTTTGCTAAAACCTTTGGAATTTAATAATAAATCAACTCTTAATTTTTGGTCTGCCATTTTACAAAAATACTAAAATTTAAACTTAAATATCAACGCCCTTTGACCTTGCTTTCTCTAAAAATTCATTAAACTGTTCTGGAGTAGATTTAACAGCTCCAGTTTTTATCATTTTATCTTGAGGCAAAGGGAATAAATTAGACGGTTTCATCATCTGACTTCTTTTAGTGCAATTGACGTTATAAATCATTGCTGATAAATAACGAGTTTGCTCCCATAATAAATTCATTTGAATGTTATTAGCCTCACCTAAAAGCTGATTTTCAATCCATGTATTGGACCAGAAATCATTTGGATTAATTCCTATTTGTCCAATATAATAATCTAGTAAAGTATCCCAAGTTAACTCCTTAGGTTCGGATTCGGACTGGTCTTTTTTTTTGTTTGTGGATTTCGGTCAATACCCATGTTGAGTTGATTGCCTAAGATTTTAGATTCCATCATGGAGTCAATCATCTCTTTTAACATTTTTTCATCTACATCCTCTAACCATGCTCCAACTTTAAACTCATTGTAATCAATCTCATTGCCCTCCTCTTGGTCATAGGCTAATAAACCAGAATAAACTAAAGCTCTTAATGAAGTAATTGAAACTCCTCCAGCAAAAATGTCTCCAATCTTCTCTAATGATATTCCTAACATATCTGTGAAGTTTGCCCAGAAATTCATGCTAAAGTGCATGACTCTTTGTTTACCTCCTAGATTGAGAGTATAATATCCCCTTTTTTTGTTTGCCATAAAAGATTAAATCAGTTAAGTCTTAGTTAGTTGATTTTGTGATTGCTCCTGTCAATGTAATTGAACCGCTGTAAGTAACTGGAGACTCAGCCTCAGCTGACATTTCTACACTACTAAGGAAACCCTCAGCTGTATAAATTTCATCACCAGTTACAGCTGTACCAAAAACACAAGTCAATTGAGTTCTAGCTAATAAGAAATCAGCCATTTCAATTGCATTGGAACTGTCATCATATTTTACAAAACCATCAAAACTAATTTCTCCACTCATTGCTCCAGCAATTACCTCTTGAAATCCAGACGAGTCTTTGCTCGTTGCCTCTGGTAAATCATTAGATAAGTTTAGAGAACAACTTGTTGTGTGTCCTAAGGTTGCACCTTCTACTTTTAAAATTAGATTGGTTCCATTGAATATCCCAGTCGTAGCCATTTAGTTTATTTTTTTTGAGTTATTATTATTTTACAAATATAAGTATTTTATTTTTTATTTATGATAGACCATAAGTTGACTTTGTTGCATCATAATTTGCACTTACCTCACTAGCTGACAAATGTTTTGCATATATTTTAACCATACCAATTTTGCCATCTAAATAATTACCACCGCCTAATCTTCCAAGGTCAAAATAATCGTTATAATCTCCTGTTCTAACACTATTGGTTGTTGAATCAGACAAAGAACCATTTGTGTAAATTTGACCACCACTATCATTTGCAGTGTAGACTATATGATACCATTGTCCTGTCGAAGTCGCACCAGATGACAAATAATCAACTGTACTTGATGACTTGTAATGGAAAGCCACAAGTTTCCAACCATCACCATAATACCTCCAACTTAAAGCTGGATTTGCTGAGCCACTTGTACTTATTGGATAGCTTTGTGTATTTGTATCGGCTTTAAAATAAATTTCATAAGCAAAGCCACTTGTCCAAGTTATTGGGATGCTAGGCGTTCTAAAATAGTCATTTGAAACAAAATCAAAATGATATGGAGTTGACGCATAAGTAAATGTTGCTCCATTATTAGTGGCGTGATTTCCATTAGGATAATTATTTTTTCTAGCTAAATAATTTTGTGCTATTTGAGCTTC